TCTTAATTCAGGACAAGTGCTTTCTCCTGTAACATAATCTAATGCAGGAACTTGAATAATTGCACAACTACCATCTTCACTTACTCTTGTATATGGGTATTTAGGGTGTGGTTTAAATTTATGTTCTTTTTCTAATTGTTTTATTTTTAAATCAATATAATCTCCACTCGCCCATAATGTTCCTGTAATACAAATATTAGGAATTTCATTTTGAATAAATCTCTTTTCCCAAACTGTAATAGATTTATTGTAATAATATTCATTTAATGCTCTATTCATTGCTTCTTTATAATCAGGGTATAAGTCGTCTATATGAATAGATTTACTTGCTCTTGAACCTACAACATTTGCTTGTGTTGTTTTAGCATAATAACTAAAAGGCAATTTACAAGTTTTAAGTTTCCATTTTTCATCTGTTTCCTTTAAAAAGAAATTTTTATCTTCTTCGTTGTATTTCATTTCAGGGAAAACTTCGCCAAATTGTTCACTTTTTATTTCGTCTATAACTGTTCTACTACCACTTTTAACAACATCATCATTAGAACACAAAGAAAGAAAAGCACCTTTATTATCAATACCAAAACACCATGCTTCACTTATTTTTTTAGGGTATGTTTTACCATAACCAGATGGGGCATTAAATATTAAAGTATGAAAGTTAGGGTTACACTCTAACTCTTGTAAATAATGAATATAACCTATTAAAATTCTATATCTTGGTTCAAAAAACTTTTCTTTTTCAGGTTCATTCCATTCTCGATAAACCATATAATGTTCTAATGAAATTCTTGCACCTAATTTATAAGCATTTTTTAACATTTTGTCATACTCGAGAAAATGATTTTGGTTTATATCTATTTTAATAAGCAAGTCTAATAAAGGTATGTATCTTTTAATGCACAATTCTCCCACTTCTTTTGTATGTTTTTCATAATTATTAATTAAAACACTTAAATCTTTTGACATTTCAAAAACTTCATTCATGGGTATTTTTTTTCCAAAATCATATCTAAAATTGTTTTCTAAAATTGTTAATAATTTATTAATGCTATTGTATATTTTTTTTTCTTCTTCCATTTTAATTTTCCTTTTTTCTTGCAAATTGTTTATATTTATTTATTCTTTCTTCAATTTGGTCAAAATTAGGTTTTTCTGTAATGTTAATATTTACTTTAGGTTGTTCTTTTTCAACTAATTCATTTTGAGATTTCATTTTAAAAATTGTGCTTCTTTCTTTAACCATACCCATTTGGGACATTGTAACATTTTCATCTCCAATTTGGTCATATATTTTTTCAACAACAACTCTCATATTATAATCGGCACTATTTCTTAATGTTCTTAAATTATTTAAAGTTATTCCTGCAAGTTTACAAAATGAAGTTAAAGAACTTGGAAAATTACCTATTTTATCATTTATATTTGCTAAAATATAACAATAATAATCAAATACAATTCCTAGTTCTTCTGCACTATAAATTGGTTCAACACTTGTTATATTAGTAATTGGTTTAAAAAAATAATTAGTAATAACTAAAGGACTTAATTGTATTTTCCATTCTACAACTTCTCCAAATTCGTTCCATTTACAAGGGACTTTGTGTTCTTGTGCATATTTAGTTATTTCTTGTGTAATAATCTTTTTTTGTTGCTCAACATAAGTAGGTAGTTGAGCAATTTTATCATCAATATAATTTTGTTCTAACTCCCTTAATTGAGTTTTATTATTTAACATAATTTCTTTATTTTTTTGTTTTTGTGTCATATTACCACCTTATAAATAAGATAACATTTATTGACTTTTGTGTCAATTATGATATGATTAATATGGTAGGTGTTCTTATGAGTAAAGAGTTAATCGAGAAATTGTCGAAACTTAAATTGACAGAAGCAACTTTAAAAAGAGCATTAGATGTTGGTTTTTCAAGAGAAGATAAACAAAAAATTTTTCGTGAAATAGATGATATAAAAAAAGAAATTGAATTAACTAAATTTAAACTAAAAATGGAAAAGGAGTTAGGTAAATGAAAAATTTAGGAAAAAAATTTGAAGAAGAATTTAGAAAAAGTGTTCCTGATAATGTATTTTTTTATCGTTTTCGAGATAGTGGAAGCACTTATTATGGAGGTAATCAACATTTAAGATTTTCAACAACTAATATTGCCGATAATTTGCTTTTTTATAATGGTTGTTTGTTTTTAAATGAGTTAAAATCGCATAAAGGTAAATCAATTCCTTTAGACGCAATTATGGGTAAAAAATCAAAAGAAAAACAAATTGAAGATTTATATGAAGCAAACCAATTTGATAATGTATTTTGTAATATAATAGTATTTTTTAGTGATATTGAAAGATGTTTTGCACTTGATATAGAAAACTTTTTATTTTTCTTGCAAGACAACGATAGAAAATCTATACCACTTGAATATTTTGAAAACATGGCAACAGAAATAAAAGTCGAAAAGAAAAGAACAACTTATAAATTTGATATTAAAGGTTGGTTAGGAGATTATAAATGAAATTTGAAATGAATAGTAGTAAATGGGAAATTAAAATTATAAGTAATGATGAAATGGCAAAAAAAAGTGATAGTGATTTAATAAATACATTCACACATGGTTTAACGGTGTATAATGAAAATACTATTTATTTAAACGAATTAGCACCAAATAAAAAAAGAACTTTATATCACGAACTTGTGCATTGTTATACTTATGAATTTGGTTTAAACCCTTTTGAAAAACAATTTAGTTTAGAAGATGTATGTGAAATATGTGCTTCTAGTAATAATATAATAAATAAAATAATTGAAGATTATTTTTCGATAATAAAAACAAAAGAACAAGATTAATTCTTGTTCTTTTACGATAGTAAAAGAGTTTGTAATGTGGAGGGGGTGGTTGGGTTCAAACCAACGCATAAAAGTTTTGCAGACTTCCTCCTTAATCACTTGGATACACCCCCATATAGAAATTATTTATCTTTTAAAAGACTAATAATTTCTTCATTTTGTTTTATTATTTTTTCTAAATAATCGTTGTCTTGATGTCTTAAACTTTCCATAATATCGTTATTAGATATTTCTTTTTTAAGCAATTCATAAGATTGAATTTGTAACACATTTGCTACAACATTTAATAAGAAGAAAAAATCTATTTCATTTATTCTATTATCCATGCAAATTCACTTTTCCTTTTTCTACAATCAAAACTATCGTATATTACACCATATTTGCTACAAGTAATATGCCCTTTCATTGTTATTAAAAGTATTTTATCAGGGTATTCCCCTGCTACTTCTCCAACAGTTTCAGGTAAATATGTTATTTGTTCGTATTTAGAATTTAAGTAATTAATAATAAAGTTTCGGTCGTCCATCATAGTTCCGTTTAATTGAGCAATATTACTTAATTCATCATAAGTTTCGTCCCAACTTTTATTTTCTGCTAGACTTATTGCTCTTACGGTGCAATCGTTTTGAAAAAGTCCTAAAGCATTTGCATTATAAAATTTATACATTACATTTCACTTATTTTTTGTGTATATTGTTTAATTAAATTCATTTCTTCTTGTGATGTTGCGTCTTGTTTTAACATATTAACAAATTCAACCATACTTTTTAGCATATAATCTAAACTCATTAATGTATCTTGTTTAGCACCATAGTTTCCTCTGTTATATTCTTCACGACCATCACTATATGCTTCATAATTCATATACATATCATCTAATTGTTCGTGTCCTCTATATTTGCTATCTACACCTCTACGACCATAAGAATTATTACCATAATTTCCACCTGCATTATAATTTCCATTATAGTTTCCATAATTTCCATAGTTTCCGTATGCTCTATATCTCATATTTTTTTCCTCCTTTTCCCAATGTTTTTCTTGTCTTGCGTATTTATGTATTTTTGTTAATTTACATAATGTTTCAAGTTCTTCATTTTGTATTCCATTTTCTAATAAACTATTAATTGCATTTTCACTACTTTCTATGAGTTTATCTTGCATAGTTTTCTCTTTTTCTTCTTCCATAGTTACCTCCTATGCTACTCTAGTTAAAATAATGTTAGCATTTTTAATAATTGGAATTTGTGTATCTGTTACAGTTCCATCATAAACAATAGTTGGAACACTATTTACAGTAATAGTTACATTACCACGACCACAAACTCTAATGAGTTTATTAGCACTTACATTTTGATATTCTCCTACTGTTCCTACTACTTCGTCCATTTCAGTTCCGTTTAACTTAATTCCATCTGCAAAAATTCCTAAACCAACAACTCCTGCAGTTGCACTTGTAATATTTGCATTAAATTCAATTTTATAGATACCACCTGCAACGATATTAAATGTTGCACTACCCTCGTTATGATTTAACCAACCATTAAAACAATTTGCACTAGCAGTTCTTAAATCGGTATCTGCAAAAGTAATAGGGGCAGTGTTAGATGTTAAAACTAATTCTTGTTCTTGAACACTTTGTATCATATTTGCTACTCCTTTCATAATTTTGCACAATTTTTTTAAAATATTGTGCATTTTTTAAAAAAGAATAGGTCTTGCCTATTCTTTATACGATTTTGATGTAAATACCAAAATCGTTTTAGCAAGTTCTCATTTGAGTTTGTCTTAAAGACTATTTGCTATTAAACTATTGTGTTTCCATAAAACCCATTTCCATAGAAAGAACCACACCCACAACCATTATTATTGTTGCAAGTAAATATAGGAGTTCGTCCATATACAGGGGTACTAGGAATAGGGCAGGTATTTAATAAATTTAGAAGTTCTGTGTTAGCAGTTTCTTGTCCTGCTCTTAAAGTTGCAGTTTGTTGAATTTGACTTGCTTGTAAATCTTTCATCAAGATTTCTCTTTGTAAATCATTGATTTTCTCGTTCTTTGCGTCTATCTTATCTTGGCAGAGTGTATCAAGTATGCGTTGCCCTACAGCATTTTGATTTGTAATTAAATCACGAATACCATTACTTAATGCTTCTCTGTCGGCACAATTTTCGGCAAGAACAGTTGATGTTAAGTTGGCAATTCCAAGTTTATTATCACAACAACAATCGCATAATTGTCTTTCTAAACCATTAAAAGATTGTAAAGTGCTTAATTGGTTAGTATAATTTTGGTTCATGTCGGCAATTTGTCTATTATTAGCAGAAATTTCGGCATTTGAGAAACCATTGTTTAAA